ATAACCCAGGTGAAATAAGGAGTGATGATTGATGGCTGATGTAGCAGGGTCCGTTGATGCGGGAAACCCGGAACCGGTAACGGCTCCGGTAAGTGAGCCAGTGGCTGCGCCTGTCGTTGAGGCGGCAGCGGTACCGGTTGTTGAGACATCGTGGATCGACAGTGTTCAAGACCCCGATCTGAAGGGTTGGGCCGAAAAGAAGGGGTTGAACAACGGGTCGTTCGAGAACGTGCTGGGGTCTTATCATAATCTTGAGAAGATGTTCGGCGCGGACAAGGCAGGTCACACTTTCACGCTACCTGGACCCGACGCGACACCGGAGGAGATGGGCGCGTTCTATACCAAGTTGGGTCGCCCCGACGCACCGGAAGGTTATGAGGTTGCGGTGCCGGACGGTTCGCAGCCTGACTTTGCTAATTGGGCGCAAGGCGTCTTCCATGACGCCGGTCTCAGCAAGGCACAGGCAGACAAGGTCACGGCGGAGTGGGGCAACTACGTTGGCACCACCACCCAATCGAACACCGAGGCACAAGAACTCGCGGCCACTAATGCGACGAATGAGTTGAAGCAGAAGTGGGGCGCGGCCTATGAGACGCGGGTCAAGACGGTTGACTCGACTGCAGTTAACCTGGGCATGACCAGTGACGAGTTGACGGCGCTTAACGCGGCGCTTGGCGGGACACGCGCGATGGAGTTCGTCTACAACATGGGTGCCCAACTTGGCGACCATGCGATGGAGGACGGCGATAGCGTCAACACCAACGCCATGACACCGGAGGGGGCTAAGACCGCGCTTAACGAGTTAATGGGGTCGAAAGATTTTCAAGAGGCGTGGCATGTGAAGTCACACCCCAACCACAGGGCAATGGTCGAGAAGAAGGCTCAGTTGTCACGCATGATCGCAGGAGGTGCAGTGTGAAACAAGCCCGGCTTGAAGCACTGAAGATGGCGGTCGCGGTAACACCGGACGACGCGGAAGAAGATTACATAATGTTAGTTGCGGAGGAGTTCGCGCAGTATATTGAGAATGGACCGAAGGTGGTCAAGATGCCCACCGCGTCAAAAACACGCAAGAAGGTTAACACCACTGGCGAATAACCTTTTCACCCACTCACGTTTGACACAACACCCTAATTTAGTTTACCATTCAATCAGAGCGCACCATTTGGTGTCGAACGGACTACGCTGATAACCCTCTTGGGCCGGTAATACAGTTCCAGTAGTGGCCCCGCGTATTGTGGATAAGCCTATAGCTTTTGTTTTAACCGACAGAAGGAAGGCATTTAACCATGTCCAACGAAGTCTTAGACTGGTCAGTAATTGACTACAAGTCTACCGTTGAGCATCTTCTCCAACAGCGCGGGTCAAAGTTTCGCGACTGCGTTATGGAAGATAGCTACCACGGTAAATCCGGCGCGGCAGTTAACCAGGTGGGTGCGGTAACGGCCCAGTTGCGTCAATCTCGCCACGCTGACACCCCGCTCATTGAAACGCCCCACGACAAACGGTGGGTCTACCCACTCGATTATGAATGGGCTGATCTTATTGATGACGCGGACAAACTCAAGATCATCGCTGATCCAACTAGCCCTTACGCCATCAATGGCGCGATGGCTATCGGTCGCGCGATGGACGACGAGATCATCGCAAAAGCCACAGCCTCGTCCCTCACGGGCGAAGACGGCACCACCTCCACTGCGTTCCCAGCCGCTCAAACGGCGACGACGACGGCGGGTGGTTTAACGGTCGCCAAGTTGCGCGAAGCAATGCAGTTGCTGATCGCGGCGGAAGTGGACGTTGATAATGAGGAGCTGTATTGCGCCATCGGCGCTCAACAGCATGATGATCTACTTGGTGAGACCCAGGCCATCAGCCTCGATTTTACAAACAAACCGGTTCTCGTTGATGGTCGCATCAAATCCTTTATGGGATTCAACTTCAAAGATAGCCAACGTCTGGCTCTCTCTGGCTCTAACCGCACGGTTATTTGCTGGGCGAAGTCGGGTCTCCATCTTGGTATTTGGAACGACATCAGCGCCCGGATCACAGAACGCGACGACAAATCTTATTCGACTCAAGTCTACGTGAAAGCCAGTTTTGGTGCCACGCGGGTTGAAGAGAAAAAGGTTGTCGCCATCACTTGTTCGGAGGCTTAAATCATGGCTACTGTATATAGCATCCAAAAGACCAAGTGGGACCAAAGCACACCCGCCGTTATGATCAAGACGAATGAAAAGGCGGGTCGTATTCGTATGGCTTATGGCGAGTACGAGGCTGCGGCCATTGCGTCGGGCACGGTTATCGAGATGTTTAATCTCCCTAACGGCGCGCGCATCTTGTCCGGTGAAGCGACCTATGACGCGCTTGACAGCTCGTCCACTTTGTCGGTCGGTCACGCAGCGTATAACAACTCTGCGGGAACCGCTGTCGCACTCGATGTCGACGAGTATAAGGCTGCGGCTGCGTCCACCACGGCTCAGTCGGTCGCTTGCGCTGCCACTATTGCGCTTGGTAAGAACTCGGTCGTTGACGCAGATCAAACGGGAATCCCCATCACGGTTGTGACGGGTGGTGCTACCCTTACCGGTACCATCATGCTTGTTATGAACTACGTCATCGACTAACAGGATTAGGGGCGGTTTAAACGCCGCCCCTTCTCTTTCTAACGGAGACGCTGAATGACCACAGATGTTGGTATCTGCAATTTGGCGCTTCAGCGTCTGGGCGCAAGAACTATCAGCGCGCTCAATGAAAACAGCACCGCCGCGCGAGCGTGTAACCGTGTTTACGAACACGCCAGAGATACTGAGATACGCGCCTATTCTTGGAGTTTCGCGCGGGCGCGCGCCTCTCTCGCTGCTTCGACTACAGTCCCCGCGTTTGGGTTCTTGAAGCAGTATCAGCTTCCGGCTGATTTTATCCGGCTCATCCCCTCTCGCGTTCTCGGCACCACCGTGACGACAGAGGGTGGCATTGACCCCAACATTGATTGGCAGATCGAGGGCCGCTTTATTCTGACGAATGACTCGTCACCTCTGAAGATCGTGTACCTCAAGAAAGTGACGGATGAGGAGACTTTTGACGATCTCTTCAGTGAGTTGCTTGTGTCGCGTATTGCGATGGACGTTTGTGAGAAAGTGACACAATCCAACACCAAGAAGAAAGACGCCACCGATCGGTACGTCTTTGCCCAGAAGGAAGCCAAGAAGATAAACGCTTTCGAGCGTCCACCGATTGACTTCCCTCAGAGTGAGTGGGTCTTGGCGAGACTGTAGATGGCGAAAGTATCGCCCATACAATCAAATTTTAACGGGGGTGAGATCACCCCCTTGTTATACGGCAGACCCGACATTGACAAATATAAGTCGGGGTTGAAGACGTGCTTGAACTTCGTGCCGTTGATCCAAGGACCGGTCGAGCGCCGCCCTGGCACAGTACACATCACTGAGGTATTCGACAGTTCCAAGAGTACGCGGATATTCCGATTCGAGTTCTCTATCACCCAGGCGTATATAGTGGAGTTTGGTGACCTTTACTTCAGGGTCATCAAGGACAACGGGTTGTTAGTTACAACACCGACCAAGATCACCACGACTTACGCCGAGGCTGATCTGTTCCAACTCAAGTTTTCACAAAGCGCGGACGTGCTTTATATCGCGCATAAATCTTATGTCCCGCGCAAACTGCAACGAACGTCCGGCACCACTTTCACCATCTCGGATGTCGTGTTTTCAGACGGGCCTTTCCTCAACACCAACATCGAGACCACCACCCTAACGCTATCCGGTGGCGCCTACACCAAAGGCGCCACCGGGGTAACGGTCACAGCCGGTTCACCCACCACCACTATCTCAGGTGCGACACAAGCCAACCCTGTGGTGGTGACCGACACCGCCCACGGCTACAGTGACGGGACGGTTGTTCAGATTCTGGCGGTCGCGGGGATGACTGAACTGAACGGTAATTTCTACATCGTAGCAAATAAGAACAACAATGATTTTGAGTTGCAGGACTTATCAGGGGTGGACATCGACGGGACGGGGTTCAGCGCCTACAGTTCTGGCGGGACCGCATCGGTTGATCCAAGGCTTGGGGTGAACGGCGGCACCGGTTTCAAGACGACCGACGTGGGTCGCCTGATCCGCTGGCAAGACGCTGCCACAAACTGGACGTGGTTCACAATAACAGCCTTCACCAGCACCACGGTCGTAACGGTCACGATAACCGGACCCACTGCGTCAGCAGCAACCGGCACCGTCAATTGGCGGCTAGGTGTGTGGTCAGCGACCACAGGTTACCCGTCAGCGGTCACGTTCCATCAGAATAGGCTCGCGTGGGGCGGCGGTGTTGATACACCCCAGCGCGTCGATATAAGCCGCAGCGGCGACTTTGAGAACATGGCACCGACCGAGGCTGACGCCACTGTAGTAGCAGATAATGCCATCGCGATCACGTTGTCGGCTGACAATGTCAACGCGATCCGCTGGATGGCAGATGACGAGAAAGGTTTGATCGTCGGCACGTCGGGTGGTGAGTGGGTACTCCGACCGTCCGAGACTGGTGGTGTACTCGCGCCAGCCACGGCACAGGCTAAACGGTCCTCCTCCTTCGGTAGCGCCGACATCACACCGGTCAGGGTTGGCCGCGCGTTGTTGTTCGTCCAACGCGCCGCGCGTAAACTGCGCGAACTCGCGTATGTGTTTGAGGACGACGGTTTCCGCGCACCTGACATGACAGTCATTGCAGAGCATTTAACTCAGGTCGGTATTGTCGAGATGGCGTATCAGGCTGAACCACAGAGTGTGGTGTGGGTCGTGTTGACCGATGGCACCTTGTTAGGCTTCACCTACGACCGTGAGCAGCAGATCACCGGCTGGCACAGACATGTGGTCGGTGGTGTATCAGACGCAGCGGGTACTCAGGCCAAGGTCGAGAGTGTGGCTGTTATACCAAACGCAGCGGGTACAGCCGACGAGGTCTATATCGTGGTTCAACGGTACATCAACGGCGCGACCGTGCGGTTCATAGAGTACATGAAACCCTTCTGGAAAAGCACCAACGACCACGAGGATGCGTTCTTTGTCGATTCCGGTTTGACGTTGGACAACCCCGTCACGGTGACGGGCATCACTGCAGCGAACCCACCTGTTGTTACGGCAGCGACACACGGTTTTAGCAACGGCGATTCCGTCAAGCTGGCGTCGGTTCTCGGCATGACCGAGGTCAACGACAGCACCTATAAGATTGGCGAGGTCGCAACCAATACGTTTGAGTTATTCGTCCAGGGTAAGATCGCGGCGGGCATATCTGGTATCACCAAAGCGGACCCTGCGGTTGTCACGGCAGTCGCTCACGGCCTGTCGGCCGGTGAGGAGATATTGATACTCAACGTGACCGGCATGACTGAGGTCAACGGGGTCGGTTACATGGTGGCTAACCCAACCGCCGACACGTTCGAGTTAGAAAGTGTCAACAGCACCAGCTTCACCACGTACACGTTGACCGGCGATATACACCATGCGGTGAATGCGACGGCCTTCACCACATACGTGTCAGCGGGTGTCGTCAGGAAAAGAGTAAGCACCGTCTCCGGGTTGAGCCATCTGGAAGGTGAGACTGTGTCGATCCTGTCCGAAGGCGCAGCCCACGCCGACAAGGTGGTCACTTCGGGTGTGGTCACGTTCGACCGCGATAGCACCAAGGCACATGTGGGGTTGGGGTACAACTCAGACTTTGAAACATTAAGGCCAAACGAGGGTGCTAAAGACGGCACATCCCAAGGTAAGCTGATCCGCATACACCGTGTTGTCATGCGGTTCTTCCAATTCTTAGGAGGTTCTATTGGACCTGACACCAGTAATCTTGATACTGTTGTTATTAGAGAAGGCGGTGACAGCATGGATACCGCCGTTCCTCTATACGATGGCGATCTGGAGTTTGAATGGGACGGTGAATACACGACAGATAATCATATCTTCTACAGGCAATCACAGCCACTACCGGTGACGATAGAAGCGGTGATGCCGCAACTGAGTACGCAAGACCGATGATCAGTATCGTAAAATTCAGAGCGGAACACCTCTTGGCTATCAAGCTACAGGAGGCGCAATCCTATCTGCGTTTGCACGTTGATGAGGATATGGCGCGCGCGTTGGAGAAGTATGAGAGCCGCACGGCGTTATGCGAGGGGAAACCAATCGCAGCGGCGGGTGTCATTCCTCTCGACTCTGGCATAGGTCGGTTGTGGTCGTTTCTCTCTGCTACAGGCCCACAGAAGTTTCTCCAGATACACCGCGCCACACAACGGTTTCTCGATACGCAGACTTTCAGGCGGCTTGAACTCATTGTAGACATAGACAACACCCCCGCGCATAGGTGGGCTTTCCTGCTTGGGTTCCACATGGAAGCCGCGCGGCTTCAGAGTTACGCACATGACGGGCGCGATTGTAGCCTGTATGCTAGGGTCGCATGACCGTTGACATAATCCACACCACCATACACGATCTTCAGTCGGACCCCGACTTGTTGGGTTTGCTCATGGAGTACAGTTGCGAGTCCGGTATGTCCGGCCTACCACCACCGAAGTGGAACTTCGGCACGTACAGTATGATGGAGAGCCAAGGTTTTCTTCACCCTATTGCGGCTTACGTGGACGATCATCTGGTGGGGTTCCTGTTGCTGTTGGTTCACGACCTACCTCATTACAGCGTACCGGTTGCGGTGAGCGAGAGTTATTTCGTAAGCGCAGACCACCGCTCGACCGGAGCCGGTCTTCGGCTACTGCACGAGGCGGAAGGTCTGGCGACCGAGATGGGCGCGGCCGGGATTGTGGTCAGCGCCCCTCATGGTGGGAAACTCGACGCCGTGTTGGCGAAGACGAATTATAAAGTAGCGAACACCGTGTACTTCAGGAGTTTCCAATGAGTACGCAAGATATCACCGCGACGACTGAGGCCGGGATGGCAAACGTGTGTCAGATGGAGACTGAAGTTCTGGCGATGCCACAGGTGCCGGTCGAGACGAGCCACGTCCTCCACGCAGGGGTCTACGCCCGCACGGTTATGATACCGGCAGGTTGTGTGATGACCGGCGCGTTAATTAAGATCGACACGGTGGTGGTTATACAAGGGGCCGCGAGCTTCTATGTGGGCGATGATGTTGTTTATTTTGAAGGGTACAACGTAGTACCAGCGTCAGCCGGTAGGAAGACGGTAGTGTACGCCGACGAAGACACCTGGGTTACAATGTTTTTTCAGACCACCGCGAAAACGGTGGAGGAAGCCGAGGAGCAGTTTACCGACGAGACCGGCAAGTTGGGGTCACGCAAACACGATAACGTAAACACGGCAGTGGTAACGTAAGATGAGCGGTTACACAGCAGTCACAGTAGCAGTCGTTGGAGCGGTGACCGCAGCCGGTGCCGCCGTCGCGCAGGGTGTGGCGTCGAGCAAGGCTGCGAGTTTCAACGCGAAGGTTGCTGATCGTGACGCCGTCGCTACACGTCAAGCCGCCGCCGAGAACGCTAAAAGGTTCAGACGCACCTCCGCGAAAAGGCTCGCCCAGGTAAGGATGCAAGGTTCGGGTAACGACTCTTTCGACCTGTTAGAAGACAGCGCGATGGAGGAGGAACTTGAGGCGCTGAGTATTCTCCATTCAGGGGAGTTAGGCGCGTTGACGCTAACCAGCAACGCCGACTTAGACCGGCAGAGAGCCAAGTCGGCGCTTTCAGGCGGTCTGTGGAAGGCGGGGTCGTCCCTCTTGATAGGTGGCGCGCAAGCCGCGAGTTATATGCCTAAAGGTGGCGGGAGCGGCAGTGGGGCTTCGCCGGTAGAGGCGGTTAAATCGCCCGGTTTGGATATAGGATAAGGAGTGATTTAAAATGCCCAGTATTAAAACATTCGACGCGGGAGCCGTAGCATCAGGAGGTGGGGGTGTACGTCGCGCATCAGCCGAAGATTTCGGACCAGCGGCCGCGGGAGCCGGTCAAGCGGTGGGCGCTGCGATATCTGATGTGGGTGTGCGGTTATCCGCCGCACAATACCGCAACAGCCTGAGAGAAGCCACGGTGGATCGAGCCACCGTCTACTCCAAATACCAGACCGAGGTCGAGGCAGATTTCCAGCAAAGAATGGCAGATGGGGGTTTCGCAGGTAATGGTCAGTTGGCTGAGTTCAACCAATCTATGCGAGACAAGTTGACGGACGCGCTAGGCCAGCACAGTGCTTTTGGCGACAGCGCGGCCAAGTTAGAGGTGAGTTTAATCGGCGCGAGGAGCCACTACGAGGGGTTGGCTACAACAGCAATGCGCGATGGTCAGATCGAAATACTGACAACGAATTTCGGTGATCAACTAAACCCCACCTTAGAAAAGATTCGCTCCGGTCAGATGTCGATAGCCGAGGGCTACCAAGCGGTAAACGACATAACCGACGATGTTGGAGGGTCGGAGGAGACCGGCTACACACTTCCGAAGAAAACGATATTCTCTTTACACGACGCCGCGCAAAGTGCGGTAGCCGAGAGTGCGCTGAATAAGGAGTTGGATAATGGGAACTGGCGAGCCGCTATGGAGTTGTTCAACGACCCCGCGAACGACTTCGGCAATGTTCTCGACCAAGACACGATCAAGGCTTTTACGAAACGCATAGGGGGTCAGAGGCTGGCGTTTAACACGGCGGAACAGGAGTCCATAATTAAACGAAATAACACAGCGGTGGATTTTGGTTTCCCCAGTTGGGATAAGGTGCCGCAGAACGTCAAGATAGCCATCGCCACCAACCAACCCATTCCGGGTTTTGGTAAACCCAGGGAACCGCAGTCTACCGCAGGGAAACAAGTCTCAGATAGGCAGTTCTTAGTCAAAACATACGGCCCAGACCACCCCAGTGTTAAGCAGTTCGATAGGTTGGTCAGAGGGGTGGAAACCGAGAAGGCGCTATCACCTGTTGGTAAATTGATTAGTGACTTAGAGGTGTTGAAGAAACAAGAGAAAGGCCCAGGAGACCCTGGTTTCGACGCGATAGTCAGCCAGATCGAGGGGCAGAATAAAAAGATTAAGGCGCGAGAGGAGTTGGTTCTGAAACAACCCGCCGCCAAAATTATGTTTGATACCGTCATGCGGAAAGCTGATGGTATGCGGGATGACGCCAAAACCGCCATTATGTTATGGACGGGGGAAGACACATATAAAGCCGCGCTCAAGAAGTTTGCTGATATAAAAGATGGGCGGGGGGATTTCTTCGGCGCGGACTTCGCGTTAGGCACCACCGGTTTCTCCTCCAGCATCGCATCGCAGAGGCGCGGCAGCACAGTGAATGAAATTGACAGCGCCCTCACGAGGATTGGCGGGAGCCGGATGCTAGAGGCGCTGGATAACCTCCGAAAAGCCTCACCTACGGGGTCATCCGGTATGGGACAGCTTAATGAGACTGAAGGTAAATCTCTGCGTTTTCAAGAGGGTGCGTTAACCGTAGATGCGCCGATCAACACGATTGAGACCCTGCTAAACTTGGTGGGCATGACAGATGGTATAAAGGCGAACCAGCGGAAGGCGTTCGATAAAGCCTTCGGTGCGTTACGCGAACCGGGGGGAACCGACACACCATCTACGGACACCCCCGCGCCCACGTCCGGTGCTTCAGAAGGCACAGTCTATGGTCTGGATGGGAAACCTCTTTAGATGGCTGACGAAACCCCCCAAATAGCCGAGAACCCCGCGCCTCTAGGAACAAGCGCGCCAGAGGTCACAAGTGTGCCGGTGCCACCACCTGAACCCACCCAACCCCCCGTAACGCCGGGAGAGGTTGTAGAGACACCAACGCAACCAGATGAGACGGTGGTTACGACCGCAGAGAAGCCTGTGGAGTTTGACACCATTAATATTGGGTCTGGCAGTTTTCAGATACAAAAAGGCGCGGCACCCGCCGCTCGACAGGAAGCTATAAAACACTACATCACAACACCTGAGTTCTACGAGACTTTGAACAGGGTGGATGGTGCGCCGTCTGGCTGGCGGAAAGCGGTCGGAGACGCGATAAAACCGGAGGATAAACTCGCCACCTTGAAGAAGTATGCACCGGATGCCATGCCGTTTGGTGACGACAATTTCATCTACACCGACAAGACCACCAACACTGTTGTTCTGTTCAACCCGAAGGGTTTTGATTCGGGCGATTTAGCGGGAGCCATGCGCGAGATCGTGCAGGGTATTGGTGGTACGTTGGGGGCGATAGCGGGTGCGCCCGCCGCAGGTGTTGGGGCTGTGCCGGGGGCAGCAGCGGGTGTCGTGACCGCCGATCTCCTGTATGATTTCACATCCCAGTTGTTCGGAGAGACACAGCGCAGCGAAGATATTATCGAACGGGGTGTGCAGACGGCGACCTTGGCGGCTACTGCCGCAGCAGGGCAGAAAGCGGGTGACGTACTTCTCCCGCTCGCGGCCTCCGGTGTTAAGAAAGTTCTGGGGGGTGGGACGGCGAAAGCCCAGGCAATCTTCAACAGCCTCCTCCGACACGACATAAAACCCACCGCAGGTGTGGTTACCTCCGGTAAGGGGGTGGGGCGAATAGAGAGCGGTTTGGATCAATCCATTGCCGCCGCGACCACAATGCGAAATCAGGTGGACGCCGTTGTGAAATCGGCGCAAGACGCGGTCGAAACAATAGCAGCTAAAATAGGAACACCCCGCACCCAGCAGGGTACAGGCGAGGTGCTACAGAAAGGCGCGGAACGCGCCCTGCAAGCGTTCACCCGTGAACAAGGTGTGTTGGAAACAAGATTGGGTAATGCGATTGGTGATGACACGAAGTTTTCCATCGACGCTTTGCGGGAACTCCAAGCAGAGTTGAAATCTTTCGCGGACCAGATGCCTAAGTTCTCACAGAAGGCTCACGGTGAGATACTAAACACCTTAGATATGTTAATGGCAGACGCCGCCGAGAACGGGGGGCGCATCCCGTATTCTGCGTTTCGGCAGATCAGAACATTCTTCGGGCA